GATGGCCACTTTGAGTGGTTCATGGACGAGTTTGAAGGTTTTACTCGCAGACAAGAACTGGAACGTGCTATCCTTAAAAGTGCAGATTTGTTGGAAAAAGGCGAGTATGATCCTGTGGAGAAGTTGATCAAAGATGCGGTGCAGATCAGCTTGACCAAGGACATGGGCACAGACTACTGGGCCGACCCTAAGATGCGTATCAACAAGTATTTTAATTCAGGTGGACAAGTAAGTACAGGGTGGCCGCAGATGGACAAGATCCTGTACGGTGGATTCAGCCGCGGCGAGCTGAACATTTTTGCAGGTGGATCTGGTAGTGGTAAAAGTCTTGTGATGATGAACATAGCACTGAGCTGGTTACAGGCAGGACTCAGTGGAGTGTATATCAGTTTAGAATTGTCAGAAGAACTGTGTGCGTTAAGAACCGATGCAATGTTGGCCGGAATGAGCACCAAAGAAATCCGCAAGGACATTGATCAAACTGAACTCAAGGTCAAGTTGGTAAGCAAGAAAGCCGGACAGTATCGTATCAAAGCCCTTCCAGCACAAAGCAACATCAACGACATCCGCAGTTACATCAAAGAAGTGCAAGTGCAAACAGGACTCAAGGTAGACTTTGTCATGTGTGACTATTTGGACTTGTTGATGCCGGTCAGTGCCAAGGTCAGTCCCAATGACCTGTTTGTCAAAGACAAATATGTTAGTGAAGAACTGCGTAACTTGGCCAAAGAGCTCAATGTGTTGTTTGTGACAGCGTCACAGTTGAATCGTAGTGCTGTGGAAGAAATTGAATTTGACCATAGTCACATTTCGGGTGGTATTAGTAAGATCAACACAGCCGACAACGTGTTTGGTATCTTTACAAGCCGAGCCATGCGTGAACGTGGCAAGTATCAGATCCAGTGCATGAAATCGCGTAGCAGTACAGGTGTAGGGCAAAAGATAGACCTTGACTACAACATCGAAACCATGCGTATCACAGACCCAGGTGAAGAAGCCGGTCCTGTAAACAGTTTTAGAAAGCCAGACATACTAAACAGTATCAAAACACAAAGTCGTATGACCACATCTGCAGAAGAAGAAATCGTAGAAACTGGAAAAATTACAGCCGATGTGCAGAGTGCCAAACTCAAACAGTTATTAGGCAAAATTAAAACCACGTGATCGCATATCAAGACATAAGAGATGTACATTTGGAAATCTCTAGCCTTTGTAATGCCAGTTGTCCATGGTGTCCTAGAACCTTCTGGGGGTATCCCTACAACGGCGGTTATCCAGAAGTCAATCTTTCTCTTGCACAAGCAAAACAGATCTTCCAGCCGGAGTTTTTGACACAGCTAAAAAGTATTCGCATCAACGGTAATTTTGGCGATATTGTGATGAATCCAGAAGGGCCTGATATTGTTGATTATTTTTTTTCAGTCAATGCAAAATTGCACATCAAGATTAGCACAAATGGCGCGGCCAGAGACAAAAATTTTTGGACACAGTTGGCTCAAACTCCGGCCGTGGTGATGTTTTGTTTGGATGGGCTAGAAGACACTCATCATCTCTATAGACAAAATACCCAATGGAAAACAGTGATCCGCAACGCACAAACCTTTATCAGCGAAGGGGGTCATGCTGTGTGGAAAATGATACGCTTTGAGCATAATCGTCATCAGATTGATCAGTGCAAACTACTCAGTGTGGAGATGGGTTTCGCCGATTTTGAACTAGTAGAACATGGTCGCGATACTGCGCCAGTTTTTGATCAACATGGCCGCTTGGTACATGTCATGGGCAATTATACCGGGGAACTCAATTTTGATGTTTTATTCTATAAGAAAAAAAATGATCAAATATTGTTAGAAGATATATTAACTGATTGTGAACCTGCAAAAACAATCAGTTGTGAAACTAAGAATTTAAAATCCATTTATATTTCTGCCACTGGGGATGTCAGCCCTTGTTGTTACACTGGATTTTATCCTAAAACTTACGGACATGGTCAGTATCATCAAGCAGCCAATGCTCAACTGATTCCACTGATTGCAAAAAACAATGCCTTGGAATATCCATTGCAGGATTGCATACAATGGTTTAAATCAGTGGAAAACAGCTGGAAAATATCAAACTATCAACAAGGTCGACTGGTAATATGCGACAACAACTGTGGTCAAAAACAATAAATAATAAAAAGGTCCTGGCCCAAAATGCAGAAAAAAACACGTAGCCTACTGGAAGAATTAGATGCCATGTACATCGAGCGCGATCAGCGCCATGTCATAGAAACCCGCGCCAGCAACATTATTGCCAGTGCCATACGCTTGTTGGAGCAAATTGACGAAAGTTATTCTCCCGACCAAGCAGAAAATCTCAAAAGAAAATTGCTCAATGCAATCAATCAAAGAGATCCCGGCAAATTCACTCGCACGGTAAGGAAAACCGATGCAAATTCATGAAATAACACGACCTGTGTTAAAAGAAGGATTGTTTGACGCTTTTCGACAACCTTCTGCAGTGGCAGCTGATGCGGCCAGTAAGTTAACTTCTCAAGGATATGGCACTGCCTACAAGGCACCCAGCGACAAATGGGAAGACAAATATGCCACGGTATTGCAAGATCCTGCAGTGAAACAATATGTCAAGAGTCTGGCACAAGGTTGGACAACCTATGCAGCTCAAAACAAACTAAAACCAGTTCAGCCACAACCAGCTCAAAAAACATCAGCTGCCCCAACAGCCACTATGACACAACCCGTCATGTTGGGCGGAAAACGGTTGGATCCTAAAAATCCCAATGATGCTAAAATTCTAGCGGTCATGCAGTCTCAAGGCAAACTTGAGGAAGCTCCACAAGAATATACCACACCCGGTGGTATTGTGGTTCCAGCAGGAGCCAAGACAGATGTTGCACCTACACCGGCTGCAGATACAACTGTGAATGTGGATCAATACAAACAATCTTTCATTGGCTGGTCAGATTCTCAACTGGCCAGTCGTGATCCAGTTTCAAGAGACGCAATTACCATGAATGATGTGCGTGGAAAATTTACCGACCTTGATACCAGGCTCAACAAGTTGCTAGATCAAATTGTGCGTGTACAAGGCACACCTCAACAAGCCAATGTCATAGAAGAATATTTTAAACTGGCAGTGGCAGGCATACAGGCCATAGCCCAAACTTCCAGAAACAAAGCACCACAACAGCGTGATACTAATCTTGGAGTCAGTCCACAACAGCTGGCCAGCCTGCGTGCCTTAGCACAAAGCCCTGCTGGCAAGGATCTTTTGGTCAAACAACTGGGACTATAACATGCAAATTTTTGAAGGCGGCAATGTATTCAAAGATGCCGACGGTCGTGCTGTTACACAGCGTATCAATCAGACTGATGTCAAAAGCACCCTGGCCTGGTTGGAAGAGCTGGTACCTGGCCTAGATCTACAGAACAATACCTTGGGATCAACAGGAATCAAAGACACATCGGGAGATCTTGACATAGCTGTAGACAGTGGTCAAGTTACCAAGGAACAGATGGTAGCACAGCTCACACGCTGGGCACAGAGTCATGGTTTCAAACCCGAAGAGTGGGTGCGTAAGTCAGGAACAGCAGTGCATTTTAAAACACCCATCAACGGCCGTCCTGACAGCGGGTATGTACAAACTGACTTTATGTTCTTGAAGAATGTGCCTTGGTCCAAGTTTGTGTTGGGTGCCATGCCCGCAGATTCACGATACAAAGGTCGTGAACGCAACGTGCTGATCAACAGCATTGCCAAGAGCATGGGCTACAAGCTGAATCAAATTGCTGGCATACAACGCAGAGATGATCCCTCAAACACAGTGATCACTGACGATCCAGATGCTGTGGCCAAAATGTTGTTGAACCGAACCGCCACACGGCAGGATCTAGCATCAGTGGAAAGCATCTTACAAGCACTGAGCACCGATCCTGAACGTGAAGCCAAGTTGGCTGATTTTCGTGAACACATGAAGCGTGAAGGCCTGCCATTTTTAGAAAGTGCTGAACTACTTCAACCCGTCAGCGACACCTACTTCCTGGCACGTCTAAGAGATCGTATTGTAAATCAAGGCATGCAACCCATCATGGAGGCAGCCAATCCTAGAATTGAACACCTGGAAGACTTGGTGTTTGAACGTGGCACCCGTGGTGTGCGTGAAGCCCTGGACATCATCATGCATGCCGCAGAAGATACCAGAAAAACAACCACAGTCAAGTGGGATGGCAAACCAGCCATCATCTGGGGCCGCAAACCCACAGGCGAATTTGTACTCACAGACAAGAGCGGTTTTACGGCTAAAGGCTACGACGGCTTGGCCACTAGCCCAGAACAAATTGCAAGAATCATGAATCAGCGTGGTGGAGAACGTGGCGGCCTGATTGCTGTCTATCAAAAACTTTTTCCCATGTTGCGGGCAACCACACCTGAAAACTTCAAGGGTTATATCCAAGGTGACTTATTGTACACAGAAACTCCACCCGAAGAAGCCGGTGCTTATGTTTTCCGGCCCAACTTTGTGGAATACAAAATACCAGCGACTAGCAAACTTGGTGAGCGCATTGGCGCCAGTGAAGTAGGCATTGCCGCACACACTAGATACCGTGCTCCAGATGCTGCTGCAGAACCCATACACCATGTAAATCTTGAACCTGTGCCTGGCCTGTTGATCATTGAGCCCACGGTCAAAGACATCAAAAATGTAGTGCCCAACAAAAAGCTGATCCAACAACTCAAACAAGTGGTCAATTCCAATGCCGCTGCCATAGATGGCCTGTTCAATCCCACAGAACTCAGAGCCGCTCAACTCAGTGACTTGCCACAACTATGCAAACGTTATATCAACAGCAGGATCACTAGCGACTATGACAATCTCCTGCCGGATTTTGGTGCTTGGCTCAGGACCAATGTGACACCCAGGAAGTTTGCCAACATCATAGAATATCTGCAGAGTCCCAGAAGCAACATGGATGGTATCACAGCCGCATTTACAGCATTTCTGTTGTTGCACGAAATCAAAACTGATATGTTGGAGCAACTAGATCGACAGCAACCTGGGCAAGAAGGCTGGGTCCTGGCCACACCCGCAGGTCGTGCCAAACTGGTCAATCGCTTTGGATTCAGCGCCGGAAATCGCATCTTAAACAACCCCAATTTGGCCACCTAACTCCTGATTTTTTACCAAAATGGTAAATACTTTTAGGTCCTCAGTGACCATATATTAAGGAGAATCAAAATGGCTTATATTACCCCCGTATCTGGTGGCGCACAACCAGTATTTGCAACCGACGTTCGCAACCCTGTAGCAGCTGGCGCAAGCACAGCAGCAACACCTGTAAACTTCCAAGGTCCTAAATTAGACTTTTATCGTGTAGTTGCCAACACAACTGTTGCTGGTCAGCAAGACGTTAACGAATATGTTTCCAACGTTATTCAAGCGATCCAACAAACAGCCACAGTAGCTATGTATCAAGTTGATGGCACAATCCTCAGCTTTGGTATTTTCCCAACTGGCGCATTTGGTAACAGTGCTGCAAATCCTCCAACAACAACAGATACAGCGTTGTTCTTGGCAGCGGCTAACATCACCTACACAGGTTATCAGTTAGACTCCTGCACCAGCATTGGTTTCAAATTGGCTGCATCCTAATCCACTCATTGGATTACACAAAAAGCCCCGCAAGGGGCTTTTTTATTGACTTTATAACGCGGTATGTTACAATAGTTAAATACAAACATGCAAGTCAGCAAAATCACAGAAGTTACCATATTTGAAAGCCCCGACGGCGGACGCACGGTGTATGCTCGCAACCCTGGCAACAAAGATAGAACGCTACACTGGCAAGATCCAAATCTACAACGTGAACTGGAAGAATTGGAATCACAAAAACGCTGGGTAGACATATTCCAAGCCAGGCGAGACAATCCGGAACTGGATCGCCTGTGCGAACAAGTGGAAATACTCTATGAGCTGGGACGGCAACAACCGTGAAATACGCTTGCCAAACCTTGTTTGATATAACGGCCACAGGTGTAACCGGTCACTACAAAGTCACACGCATGCCTTTTGTTGATCAGGCCGGACAACGCATACATGATCAGACCAGTTGGAATCGCAGTCGCAACCAACAGCGAAACTGGGAAACTCTAACACAAATCCTGGGATTACGAACTCAGTTGTTTGACATGACTGATCCAGTACGGGACAAATCTGGAACCAGCTGGATGTTTGAGTTTGAAACAGAAATCTCAGGGGCATTTGGCCCAGATTCAGATCCCACGCAGATCTTGCGCACTGATGCTGAGGGCGTGCCTATGATCTTGGATCTTGACAACCGAAGTGATTTGGTTCCTGTGTTAAGGACCCAGGGTCCTGAACAAAACATTTGGTTTGCAGTTGCGCCATAAATATTAGATTATGAGTGACGCTACTGATATTGAAAAGAAAAGCCTGGAAGCACACGTAGAACTGTGTGCCGAACGCTACAATCAGCTGGAAGCTAGGTTTGAGCATGTGGAAGGCAAGATCAATCACTTGGACACCCTGTTGCGTGAAGTGCATGACATGGTACAGCGCATGAGCGACAAACGCACAGATCAGATCATAGGCTGGGGAGTTGGCGTCATTGGAGCACTTGTGGCAACCACAGTATATCTCATCACAAACTACGTGTTAAAATGATTTCAGAACGCGAAGTGGAACGCATGTTCCGTCAGGAATTCCGCGATCTCATGCCCAACGTTATTTGGCAAAACGACGAGGGAATTTTTGAAGTTTTTGGCCGCTACCGAATAGTGCCAGAACCGAACGGATTTAGAGTGTTTTGTAGTGCCACAGATGTGGGCACATTCGCTAGTACCCGTAGCGCACTCAGCTGGTGTATAGCCGATAAAAATCAAGCCTACAACTTGGCTCGCGAATTACATGAATTAGACCGCAAACTCACAGCGTTGAACAACGATATAGCTACGAGATCAGCCATTGCTGAACATAGTCGTCGTTGGGAATTTAGAGATCCTGTGGCTACCAAACTAGAAACCAAAATCATACGCAGGAAGCAAGTGGAAAATCGTCTAGCCAAATGTATTGACTGGGCTAAATACAGTCAACAACGAGGATTTAACAATGAAACTCAACGAATTGGCCGTAGCCAACCCAACAAAACAAGCCGCTAAAGTATTCGAAAGCTACTTTGCCCAGGGCGTAAATTTTGACAGCATGACTCCTAGTCAAGCTCGTGGCATGCTCAAGCGTGTGCGTGCTCTTATTGCTGAACACCGCAGAACTCCAGAATTTCACAGCAGTGAACAAAATCCTGCATATTTAAAATTAGTAGTCATGGAACAGGCCTTGGCCACAGCAGCCACAACACCAGCAACTGCTCAGGCCTCACCTCAACAAACAGCCGCAGCCATGAGCTTACAACGTCAACAAAAACAACGTCAACTCGATGACGAAGACAAACAGTTGACTCAGCAAGCACAAGCTATCACTGCTAGAAAAGCAGCCATACAAAAAGAAAAAGCCATGATGGAAGGACGTCGTAGTTTACGTCAACGTCTCAAAGAAGCCAGCGAAGTTCAACAAGCTCAAGTAGTTCTGGCCAGTCAAGACATGGTTGATCAAGTACAGAAAATGAGCGAACAGATCAGTGCCATGCAGTTCAAAGATTTGCCAGCCTTGGTTGATCAGATCAAAAACGAAGTTGGCACAGATCAAGCCATGCAGTTCAACACAGATGCCACAGCCGCATTGGCAGGTCTCCTACAAAACTTACAAGGTGCCAAGACACAATTAGAAGCTGCACTTGGGGTGGTCACCGGACAAGCTCCAACAGTTCCAGGTGCCGACATAGGAACGAATGCTGGACTTGGTGGCGAAATGCCAGCTGAACTACCTGCTCCAGGTGAAGAAGAAATTGATGTCACTGATGTAGACATTGAAGAGCCTGAAGAAGAACCAGCGGCAGCCACCTTGGGTCGTGCCCGCAGATAATGTTGATCCGTGAATTTGCTCTTGACAACAGTGTAAAGAGCGACGAAAAGCTCTTGGCCTTGGTGACCTTTCTCAAAGATCGTGCTGAAGATGAAAACGCTCAGGCCGAAATAAGTCAAGACGCTTTTATTGAAACAGCAAAAAGTCTAGGTATCAATGTCACTTCTGACAACTTGGCTGACATGATATCTCGAGAACCTCTTAAGAATGTGCTGGAACCATTGCAACCAAATTCTAATGTGGTCAGATTCAAAGGCAACACCGAAGAGGTCACAGGCATGAGTGTGGACCAAGCACGTGCCGTAGTGGATGCCAATGCCAAACAGGCCATGAAACGGCGCATGTAATCTGGCCAAATCTGTTGTAAATACGCAAACAAAGTGTTATAATACTTAGAGGAGTATACTATGGCCTATTCAGAAAAAGTAATCGATCACTATGAAAACCCCCGCAACGTGGGCAAGCTAGAAACCGGCGATGTTAATGTGGGCACCGGAGTTGTGGGCGCACCGGCCTGCGGTGATGTCATGCGATTACAAATAAGGGTACAAGATGGAATCATTCAAGATGCAAAATTCAAAACATACGGGTGTGGGTCGGCGATCGCGAGTAGTAGTCTCGTTACGGAATGGGTCAAGGGTAAAACGCTGGACCAGGCTGGCGCAATTAAGAATGCTGAAATTGCACAGGAACTCGCGCTCCCGCCGGTTAAGATCCATTGTAGTATCCTTGCGGAAGACGCTATTAAGGCAGCCATAGAAGACTATAGAAAAAAACATCCCAATGATTGATGTCACTGCGGTTGCAGCCCAAAAAATTCAACAAAATTTATCGCGACGCGGCAGTGGAATCGGTATTCGCATAGGCACAAGGACCACTGGATGTAGTGGACTGGCCTATGTGTTGGAATATGTAGATCAACCTGAACCCACTGACCAAGTTTTTGATCAAGAGACATTTAAAATTGTGGTTGATCCAAAAAGTCTGCCCATTGTGGATGGTATCACTGTGGACTATGTACGTCAAGGACTCAACGAAGGCTTTGAATTTACCAATGAAAAAGAACGAGACCGCTGTGGTTGCGGGGAAAGTTTTCGTGTATAATTGGGGATGGTGGCAATTTAATCCAAAAATTCCATACTTGCCATGGACAATCTACGAATCTACTAATCCGGAACTGCCAAAAACTTTGGCTATTTTAGATGCAGCCTGTGATCCCATACGACCACAGGATATTGTTCAAAAAATTATAGAGTTAAACAACAAAGATTTAATTATACTGGTCAATGATAAATCTTGGGCACAAGATCATCATGACCTGGGATTCAGGTATTTTCCAACTTGGTTGGTAACTGCGCAACACACAGTGGCACCCTCGTTGATTGGGCATACCTGGCCAACGCAAAGAAAATACAAAATCAGTTGTCTAAATCGAATGCCTCGTTATCATAGACTTTTGTTGTTTTATCTTATCAAACAACAATCCTGGACAGATCAATGCTTGTTGAGTAGTACTGGTTTGCAGGGGCTGGATGGGTTACAGGGAGATGCCGTTACATCTGCAGGACTAAAATTATTGGATCCAGAGTTGGAATCTTGGTATACTGCTCACGCTGACGAATTTCCTTGTTCTTATCAAAAAGATTATCGTTGGGAAAATTGTCACGATGTTACCACTGATGCTTATGCAAATTGTTATCTAAATATTGTTACAGAAACCAGCATAGATATTTTCTGTCCCACTGAAAAAACCACCAAGACATTGATGGCCGGAACCATGCCATTGTTTTTGGCAAGCATAGATCATGTGGATCAATTGACCAGTTTGGGGTTTGATCTTGATTATCAAATGATTTCACAACCCAAAGACCCAGATTATTGTGTTCGAGCACAGGATATTGTAAGACACATCGGCCAAATCATAGATAACATACAAGAAATTTATCACAACAATCTAGATCGAATCAAGCACAATCAGCAATGGTTTTACAGTTCAGATCTACGTCGCAATTTAACCAATGATGTCAGGGAATTTTATGATAAATCAGCGATTTGATTATCAACCTTTGAACCGAGTCACCGAAGACGGCCGTAGGCTGTACGACACACCCGGCGGCAAGTTGCCCAGCGTGACCACGGTGTTGGAAAAAACCAAGCCTGAAGAAAAGAAACAGGCCTTGCAAGAGTGGCGCAACAGAGTAGGCCATGCACAGGCACAGGCCATAACCACCGAAGCTGCCAACCGTGGCACCAGAATGCACACTTATCTTGAGCACTATGTTAAAACAGGTGAGCTCAAAGAGCAAGGATCAAATCCGTTTGGATGGGCCAGCCATGCCATGGCCGAGACCGTGATTGAAGACGGCTTGAAAAATGTCACAGAATTCTGGGGTGTAGAGATACCTTTGTATTTTCCTCGACTATATGCAGGGACCAGCGACGGCGCTGGTATACACATGAACGAAGAAAGTATCCTGGACTACAAGCAAACCAACAAACCCAAGCGCCGGGAGTGGATAGAAGACTATTTCTTGCAACTAGCAGCCTACGCTCTGGCGCACAATGAAGTGTATGGCACAAATATCCGCAAAGGTGTGGTACTTATGTGTGTGAAACCACCGGTGGACGCACAGGGCCGCCCCACAGCCCGTCCAGAGTATCAGGAATTTGTGCTGGAAAAAGCAGATTTTGATAACTGGTCTGATCAGTGGTGGCGCAGACTGGAGCAATACTACCTGTTGACTTAAACAGCTAAATACTGAAAGAATTCAAGGACAACAAACGTGGCTATTGTACAAATATCTCGCATAACAAACCGCAAAGGTTTACAGGAAAACTTACCGCAATTGGCCGGCGCAGAACTGGGCTGGAGCATAGACGAACGTAGACTGTTTATTGGCAATGGTACCTTGGAAGAAGGTGCTCCAGTAATTGGCAACACTGAAATACTCACAGAATTCAGTGACATTCTTGAATTACAAACAACTTACACCTACAAGGGCGAAGCTGCGGGCTACACCGTACAGACAGGACCAAATCCTGGAAATCCAGTAACACAAAGTCTACAAAGTTGGCTGGATCAGTTTGCCACGGTAAAGGATTTTGGAGCTACAGGTGACGGAATCACCGATGACACCGAAGCCATCAATCGCGCACTGTACCAACTGTTTTGTCGTGAAACCAATCCACAAATACGTCGCAGTTTGTTTTTCCCAGCCGGCGTTTACAAAATCACTCAGTCAATCAATATTCCTCCATATGCCACGTTATATGGCGAAGGTTCTGACAATACCATTATCCAGCTACAGGTTGGTGATGACAGTACTCTGCATGAATGCGTGGCACGCACCGCTGACAGTCTGCAACAGATAGGGGCTGATATCGGAGACAATGGAGCCACGCCTCCAACCTTTATCACCATCAGCAACATGCGATTTGAAAGTGTTGATCCCACTGTGGATATTTTTATAGTACAAGATGCCACCAACATGAAATTTACCAATGTCAGTTTTATTGGGCCCTTGACCACTGGAGATCTCAACACCTCCGCTGATGATACCCGTGCGGTGGCTTTTTCTAGCACGGCACCAAATTTTTGTAATCAAATTGTTTTTGATAGTTGCATGTTTTCTGGCGCAACATACGGCACCGAGACTGATCAAGAAATACAATCTATAACTTTCACGAATTCTTATTTTGATACCTTTTATCAAGGCATAGTCATTGATGTTGGTGTCACAGGCATGCGAATAGTTGGAAATCAATTTGACAATATCTATGCCGAAGGAATTATTTTTGGCAGTGCATTGACTCCTGCACTGAATGCCAGTGGTCACAATACATTTTATGAAGTAGGAAATCATTTTCTAGGCAGTGGTAATCCTTTTACTTCAATCATAGACATACAAAGTAACAACAATATCAGTGTTGCAGACATGTCTTCTCGCAATGGTACAGATTCGGCCGTTGTGTCTAGGATACAACTTAACAATAGTTTAGCTATAGCTACTAATAATGGAAATTCGCTACTAGTTGGAGCATACTCAAGAGTTTCTGGTACTACCAGCACTATAATCAATGATACCTCAGGAACAGTTAGAACTGTTAATGCTACCATTGCAAAAGCATTTAAAGTTGATTACACCATAGAAAGAAACTATGCTTATAGAACAGGAACCATTACGATAGCGTCTGATGTAGGCGATTCAAGCAGTGGATTGTCCTTCAATGACGACTATGTTGAAAACAACGACACCGGAGTAACGCTGTCGGTATCTCAGATCGGTGATATAGTAAGCATAACGTATGTTGCCAATGAATTGGGTGTCAACGGATCTATCACTTCCAGTTATACGTTTTTAGCTTGATCTGGCCAGCAACATTTTCTGCCCGGCTTGAAAGCTGGCACCAACTACGAGATCGAACTCAAAATTTCTCTATCGAATCTGCCCTGACCGAGATCAATTCATGGTGGTTTTGCGCACCATGGCGTCCGTATTATCTACATTGGGATGATCAACACACTTGGCCAGATCCCTGGCAACTTTTGAGCGATGATGTCTATTGCGAAGTTGCAAGAGGCTTAGGAATCCTGTATACTATAAAACTTATGGAACGATCTGATTTAGCGCCAGTAGACTTGGTTTTGACCCAAGAAGGTACTAATTTAGTCCTGGTCGCAAAAGAAAAATATATACTTAATTGGGAACCTGACAGCGTCGTAAATACCATCCAAGAGGTTAAAATCAAACGGCAGTACCAGCAACACCCTATTATCTAGCAGTAAGTAAAACAAAACGAACGAGAGACGGATGACGCAAATTACAGTTGTAAAAAGAAGCGGACACAAAGAGCCACTACAAATAGACAAGTGGCAGGCACAAGTTGCCAAGGTCTGCCAAGGCATAGCTGACGTAAGTCAGAGCATGATAGAAATCAAAGCACAGTTGCATTTCTACGACGGCATAACCACGCAGGAGATTGATGGTATTACTCTCCGGGCCATCGTAGACTTGATTGATGTAGAAGCCAATCCTGACATTGGTCACACAAACTATCAGTTTGTGGCTGGCAAGCAACGTCTATCAATGTTGCGCAAAGATGTGTATGGCAGCTATCAACCACCGCACTTGTATGAGATCGTCAAACGCAATGTAGAGGTAGGTCTCTACACACCAGAGTTACTG